GTTGGCAGCTACCAAAACCAGGAAGGGTGGAAAGTACAAGGCTGAATTAGATCCATTCAAACTGTACGATGACTATATGGCTAATGCTAACAGACATATTGAGATAACTCCAGTGTTAGCATATGCTAGGGAGCTAATGGGGAGTATAAAGAATCCCAAGACTGGTAAGATATTTAACATGGCCAAGCAGAATCCAAATACTGCAGTTTTCCTGGACAAATGGATTAACTATGTAGCAGGCCAGCCTATGTGGGAGCTTCCACCATTAGCTGACTGGGCTGTTAGGACATTGAACAGAAATTCTGTGTTCGCAATTATTGGAGGAAATGTAAGAACTGCTGGCATTCAGGTAAGTGCATTAAGAAATACCATTCCCGAAGTAGGCTTTGGCAATGCGGGATTAGGAGTAATAGATTTGTTCAATCCTGCTAAGCATCATCAGGCATGGAGGAAGTCCAATGTGCTGGTCACTCGTAAGTTTGATGCCATAGTAGAAGATGCCATGAGAACTATAAAGAGTGGCAAAATTGGAAGTCTGCAGAGAGCGGTAGGTCAAGCAAGCTTGTGGCCATTAAAGTTGTTAGATCTTAGAACCGCCGAAGCTTCTTGGAATGCAGCTTATCGACAGGCAAAGAAAGCTGGACTGGCAGAGAAGAAAGCAATCAACTATGCTGACGATGTAGTTGTAAGAACCCAAGGATCAGCGATGAGAGGTGATCTGTCTCCAATTCAACGATCAGCTATTGGTAGAATGGTCTCTATGTTTCAGACCTTTGTCATTAACGACTGGGGATTTTTGACTAAGGATGTTTTAGGGAGAGGAGCGAAGTATAGACCTAAAGAATTGGATGTAAGTCATAAGACAGTTAAGAAAGTGCTAAGATATATAACAGCTACTACACTATTTAATATGTTTTATGAAGATATACTGCAGATGAACTCCCCATTTCCTACTCCTATTCGAGCTTACATGAGAGCACAAGAAGAAGGAAAGACTATACCTGAAACTATTATGGCAATAGCAGCAGAATTGGCTGAGCCGATACCACTGCTAGGTGGAAGTTTAAGATATGGTGTTGAGCCTGGTGGGCCTGCACTTGGTTTAGCAAATGATATTTTCCAAGCACTTCATGGAAAGCCTGGAAGTAAACCTTATGAGGAGCTAGTTGGAAGATTGTTTGGAGTTCCTGCCACTGCTCAGATTATGAAAATGAAGCGAGCAGAGAAGCGTGGTGAAAGTCTATATGGTCAGATAGTTGGATCGTATACTAGGAAGAAAAGCTCTGGTATACCTACACTGCCAAGTTTACCAGGTCTACCAAAGCTTCCATAATTTACTAGTTAGTCCTTGTCCTTGTCGATGTAAGTCAATAACCAATCTCCATCCTTACGGGTCTGTCTTACACTTCCCATTGAGATCAAGGTTCCAATAATTGCTTCCATTTCTATCTTACCAGCGTCACGATGGAAGCGACGCATCAACTGGGTCATGGTCATCTGATCATTGGCCGCGATTTCATTCCAGACCTTCGACAATGTATCTGCCTGTTGTGACTTGCCAACACCGCTGAAAGTAGCAGGCATTTTCTTCTCTGTCAAAGCAAGAATGTCCAACGCCTTTGTAAGATCTTCCTTAGTAACTATCATATCATCTGTTCGTGAAGCATTGATTATCATAGATAATTTAAGTGCATGATTACCTCGACGTTCAAAGTAACCCGCAAAGCGGTCGTCTTCAAAAGGATGGTTATCGTCAGCTGCAGTATACCAAGGTACCCATACATCTAGGAGATCTGCACTGGCAACGAACTCGCCTTGAAGCATGAAGATTTGTTCTAGATCACGTTCTAGTTGTTTTTCCAGTTCACGCTCACGAGATGTTTTTATAGGCACTGCCACGACTTTACCTTTCTTAGGTTCATAAATGAAGATGATTCGTGAGGTCAGGCCGCCACCGATTGCATCCATAGGCATCGCAGTAGCAATGAGAGAAGGAGTTGTAGCACCGAACATATTAACCCAGACACCTTCAATCCTGTCAGTTCCCTGAGTTTTTGTGCGATAGGTCCAATAGTCATCACAGTCGTACCAGTCGGTTAGGTCAGACATTAGTTGCTGATTTTGGTAGCCGAGGAATACTGTAAGTTCCTTAGAGAAAATTGTCAGAGAACAATATATTTTAGTAGCACCAGTTGAAGGATCAATAGTGGAGCCCTTAGCGCCAGCTAGTTCGCGGATTAGGGCTTCACGAGTGATAGCCTCAGCAGTCATGTGAATGCCTAGATTACGGAGTAGTTTCTGGCCAGGTCCCATAGCAGTACCTTTGCGAGCCTTACCAGTGGGGCCTACCAGGACGATGTAGAAGTTAGGATAAAAGGTCAGATGTCCCCACGGGAGTCTGCATTTACGTTGAAGACAGGCGGCAATACAACTTATAGCTGTCCATAAGCGGTAAGTGTAGGGAGGTTCGGAATTGTCGGTGTATTCCAAGTAGGAGTCGATCCAGTCGGGGAGGATTCTAGCCATCAAACGTCTTTCCACATTTGGGGCATAACGGTTTGTTAAGTGAACTACATTTTATCCACTGTCCCGGACTAGAAACCCAACCACACTCATGTTTGTAAGGTATAAAAGGTAGTGGTTTGGATACATTACATGAGCCCTCCCTTTTTATTGCAAAGATATATCTATGTAAATCACCAACTCCCCAAGCCGATCTTCTGGCTCTGACAAGTAGCGTTCTTTCATGATCAAGGTCAAACTTTGCATCAATTAGGTCTCTTATATTTATCATATATGGATCAACTACTAGAATAGATGTTTTGCTAAGATCTATTGCTATATACCTAGTATATGTTTTTTCTTCTAGTTCCTCAAAGTCAAAGCACTCATTGATTGATCTTGTTGTCATTGTTACTCCCTCCCTTTGTTCAATAATTGATCATAGTTTTGTTCCAACCACTCAGCAAGCATTCGGTCGTTTGAAGGCCAATACTTATGACTAAGCTCGTTGACCTCTCCCATGTTTAGACCAACAGATAGATCCACAGGGACGACGAACTCACGACCATGCCACTCAAGAGGAGTTTCCAGCATAGCCTTGATTGAGTTAAGCATCATGGCGACAGAGTACCAAGTAGTTGTTAATGGAATCTGGAATCCCACACTGTCATGAACCTGAGTTAGAAGTTCAATAGGACCGAACAGGTCTTGATTATAATAGATATAATTAACTCCTCTCTCATTGATAATATCTCCACAAGTTCCTTGAGGGATACAGGAATAAGCTTCCTTGAATAGCTTATCTTCCCAGCGTCCCATGAACTTCGTTCGCCTGCCCATCAAGTTGGTAAGAATTCTATTCTTGGCCAGCTGCTTTCTAACCATGTTATGAAAGCCTTGACGAACACCTGGATATGCATTGTGATATTTCTCGATTATATACTTGGACTGTGGCTCAGGAAGTTCATATTCAAGTGCAAATGATTTATAGCCTATATCATAGTTAAGTTTATGATTTGCTCCCTTACCCCAGAAGCGTTCTGAGTGCATACCATCACCTAAAGTTGAGGAACCATCTTCACGGGAAACATCGGTTATGGGTTTCTCGAAAATTAAACTGGCAGTTAGTGAGTGGACATCAGTACCAGACTCGAATGCTTCTATCATTTGTGGGACTGGACCTACGTAGGCAACGATTCGATTCTCGAATTGGCTAAGGTCGAAGGAATAGTAGAGATACCCATCATCGGCGATAAGGTACTTGAGCATGGAGTGTGGCCAGTTCTGGAGATTGGTTCCAGTTCCAAAGATATTCTTCGAAGACGAGATGCGTGAGTAGTGAGTACCGACAGGGTTGTATGAACATCTAATACGTCCGTCTGGATCGACGTGAGAAGGGTCAAGATAGTTTGATCGTTCTTTATTTGTCCGCCGCATCTTCTGGATGATTGAAGCCTCTCGAAAGCCTCTTCGAGCAAGTCGCTTAAGTGCGTCGTCGTTCGTCGTAGGCTTACCACTCTTTCGATAAGGTTTAATACCTTTGTCAAGGTAAAAATATTCCTTGAGTTGTTTCGGTGAGTTTGGATTAAGTACTTTACCAGCCACATGATTTAGTTCCTCCTGTAATTCTTTAAGTTTTTCGTCAGCATGGGCGTACCCGTTTTTCATTCCCACAATATCGCACTTTATTCCTCTCTCCTGCATATAAGCAAGAGGCTCAATTAGTCCTTTCTGGCGTTCATAGGTTTTGAGATTGCCTTGAGCAGTTAGCTCCTCGAGTTGCTTTGGAAAGGCAATAGCGCAGGCAATAGAATCGCGGGCGTTGTACTGCCATAAAGTTTCCCATGCACCACCAACCTTGAACCACTTTTTACCTTCGGCTTTGTAGTATGGAAGATCAGTGTAAATTGAGGTGATAAAATCAAGACCTTTGGGATAATCTGGCGATATAATCTGCTGGGCAATCATAGTATCATCAAGGTTAACTGTTTTGATTCCATAATAGCGCAGTAATAAATGAGTATCGAATAAGATGTTCTGGCCGCGCTTCTTGATTTTAGGATTCTCCAATATACTGGCAATTTCCAGCCAGACTTCGGCCTCCTGATCGACGGTTAAGTAGTCACCCTTTGAGTGAACGAAAGGAATAGACATGGCGAAGGAAGGACTGTAAGTAAATGAAATGCAAGAGATTTGTTCATTATAAAGTTCAATGTCGAAGTCAATCGTTATATTCTTTAGTCCCCATTCTTTACATGAATGAAGGAAGCTCAGAATATCATAGAATGATGGACCAGTTATATAGTCACGATCAATTAGACCACTTTCAGGATATGATGAATGTTGCTTTGCACGATTAAGATCATGAACTATTAGGTATTTGTTTAGGTAGACATTCTTTGGCGGGAGCACAGTTGCAGGGTGAATAACTGGAATAATCTTGCGACCTGGCAGAAGTGTGGATTCAAGGACAGAACCTCGCCACTTGGTTATGCCAGTCCGTGAAGTAAGAGCGAATAGAGCGATGTTTCCGACAGCTACGATTACATTAGATTTTACACCTTCCAATTCAGTCTTCAGCTCGTCAATATAGTGCTGGCCGAAGGGTAGAATGGATTGACCTTTACTTGCCAGGTTTATATAACTGCTGATATGCTTGTCAAGGTCCTTAATGACATTAGTGAAATAACATTCAGTTCTGGCAATTCCGACAGCGTTGAGACATTCGATTAGAACGTGCCCAGAAGGACCAACAAAAGGCTTGCGACTTAATACCTCTTGCCTGCCAGGCTGTTCACCAACGAGAGCAATTAGAGCGTCTTTGGGACCAGAAGGTGGGACATAAGAATGGGGTTTTTCAGTCATCTAATTTCTCCCTTAATGATTCAGGTTTTACCATCTCGGTAATGGTTGATCTTACCATTTCACTATAGAAGACTTTATAACTTACTGTCTTGATCACCCAATAGCATCCATATAGCATAAATACTGTAATTACACATACTGCAATATAACCGAATAATTTAGTCATTTTCTCTCCTTCTTGCAATCTAAAGGCAATACATCCCATATATATTTACAGTTATAGCACGTAAGCTCTACACTATCCACTATTGGTAGATATTTCATAGCAAAAGATCGTTCACCACACTTAGGACACTTCTGGTTTCTTTTTAGTTTCTTCATTTTTTTCCTCCTCTTCACTTGGGTCAAGTTCTTCTCCACACGCCTCACAGATGTAGTTATTACATCTCGGACATAAGTTCCAAAAGTTACAGTTAGGACAGTGCATAATAATTCCTTTGATTAGTAGTCAATGTCATCAAAAATGATAGGGATTAACTCTTTACATTTCTCATGGAGTGGAATCATAACCTCTCTCATCTGTGGATGGGCAGCCTTTGAGCAGCGAAGACGAAAGATATGACGCCACTCACGAAAATTTGCAGTTACAATAATCTCAGTTTTTGTAGAGTTTGGAAGAACTGATCGGGCTTGCTGAGGAGACCAGCCTTTGTCAAGTAGCTCTATATAATGTACTTCGGACCATACTATAGCATTGAACCAATCCCAAGTAGGATCCGAGGCATCTGTAGGGTAGTCTCTGGTATCATATTCCCCTGGCTTGTAATAATCTACCCAAGGAGGAATAATAAAAGTAACTCCTCCTTTATAGTTACAGTATCTTGTAGATTCTTGAGAGTATGCAGCCAGTCGATGACGCACAAGTTCATGTGATACTCCACGATCACAGATGAATTTCACTGTCATGGCAGAGTGTTCAATAACAGATTCGTGTCCTCGTTTGAGAATAGACTTTACAAATCTTCCCACTGTATCCTCAGTCATGACATCTTCAGATTTATAACAGATTCTACCAGCCACCTCAATGTCATGCAGTGGTGATGAGTTTCCCTCAAATGCCATTATTCTCCTAATTTCGAAACTAGGTTTTACTAATATCATGTTCTTAATTCCTCCTTTGTTCAAAAAATGATCATAGTTACATAGACATACACCTAATGTTAAATGCATCTTTGAATTGTTGACTCAGATCGAATCCGACTGGATGCATTTTCAACTGGTGAGCAGCAACGAGAGTATTGCCACTTCCAGCGAATGGCACAAGGACTGTGGAATTCTCAAACGCAAAAGTCGATAAAATGTCGAGCATCAAATCAAGTGGACGCTCAGTAGGGTGGATTTTCTTTTGTGGCGGGACTGGACGGTAGGGGAATGAATTAGTTGATCCAGGCTTAGCTAACGGTGGGTTTCCTTTACGAGCCCAGAAGAACATTTCATACGAGTTGGCAAGGTGAGTCTGGGGATGCATAGTCTGACCAGTTATGTGGTCAACTACTAATTTATCATCCTCTTCACCTTTGACCCAGATAGCTGGCATACGATTTAGATTGAAGCCTACATCGATTAGTAATTCAAACATAACTGTGAACCAAGGTTCAGGAGCAAACCAAAGTAAGAGCCATGAGTTTTCTGCCATAACGTGATATGTTTCGCATAACACTTCGTGAATGAAGTTTATATAGTCAGATTCCCTAATTTCATTATAACCTTCCTTACCATAGTCATACTTCGAGATTCCATCCTCTTTCTTCATTTTACCAAGATCAATCGAGTAGGGAGGATCAATTTCTACAAGATTGAACATTCCAGCCTCGAGATCTTTCACAGCCTCCAGATAATCACGGACAATGTAGGAATCCATTAACCGCTTTCTTGCAGCGTTTTGCCCACCAGTGGAAATGACATCTTCCGCACGCTTCGAAAGTTCCTGGCGAATGAAGGCCTCCTCGACCTTGCTCATCAACTTGACAGCATCACTTTTGTTCTTGCATTTGTCCCACTCCAATTCTGGCATCTCCTTCATAGTTTCTGCAAGCTTAATATCCATCGAGATGCCACCAATACTTTTGCCCATCAGACTTGCAGTGTCTCTCATACTCCAACCTGTAGCATCTTCTGCCGTAGAAAACTTCTGGCCATGAATCTGTTGCTGAAGATCGTTTATTTCTTTCTGGAGATTTACTTTTTCCCACCACTCAAGATCTTTTCGTTGGATGTTTTCTTCAAGTTCGATTGAACGAAGTTCTAGCTCGGTTAGTTCTCGCTCATAGATTCGAACTGGAATCTCTGTGATACCTGCCAATTCAGCTGCGACGATTCTTCGTCCGCCAGCGAGGAGATGGTAGACATTTTCCGGCCCTGAGGACACCGCGATTGGAGTAATAATTCCTTTGCTTTTCATGGATTCTGCAAGTCCTTTGATATCACCAAGTTCCTCACGAAAGCGTTTACCTATCAAGATGGAAGTAATAGGTATTGTGGTTAGTTTCATATCAATTCCTCCAGAATAGTCTTCAAACATTTCGGGCAGAGATCTACATTAGCAGGGGTGCCAAAAACTTCTAAGCATATCTCCAAGGTAATAGGTGTAGAATAACCCACAATCATTCCAGTAGATACTTCGCGACTGGCTGCCCCACCTATTAGCCCTAAGTCTTTGTCAGTATTATCCTTACAATTATCACATTTATAATTTCTCATATCAATTCCTCCAATTCCTTTAATAACTGTACCTTCTGCTCAGACGTCATCTTGCCAACCAGAAGTACTGGATTAATGTTAGTTTTCTTCTTGGCTTTTCGTGTTTTAGTGGGATTTGTGACAGGTGTACGACGGGCTTTTCGTAGGTCTTTGAGGCAGGAGAATAGGGCATTGTCTGACATGGTGGAGATGGATTCTTTAAGATCTTGAATCGTACTCATTTTGATTGACCTCCTCCCATCACGTTAGAATATTCTTCTAACTTAATAGACCTGGACAGAACTCCTGCCAGGAAGTTTGGTCCATGCTCACGAGCAAGACGAATGACATCGTCTATTATAACACAGAACATTTGGTTCTTTAATCCCCAAGGGATCAACGAGCGTAAGTCCTTCGCCTGTTGATTGGAGATCTCAATTGACAGGCGTGGACGATAAGGTTCGTCAGTAGTCATTTTTAAGTTCCTCCTTATCTATTAGAATCAATGGTATAAAGACTGTCGCTACTGTCACTAAATGTCAGTAAAAGACTATTCTTCCTGATTGTGATATATGTCTTGCATGAATCTTCTCCATGTTTTGCCAAAGTCTCAAAAACGAGTTGAGAGGCCCCTGCCTGGGATGCAGCATTATAAACCAGAACGATTCTAACTTCATAAGTTGCAGGTTTCTTTTCTTCTTCTGCCCACACAGGACTAATGAGCAGTACCATTGCCATTACTATTATTGTTATTACTTTTTTCATTTTAGTTTCTCCTTTCGATTTAGAGGTTAACGTTTAGATCAGTGGCACAGCGGTATCGTGCCCACTGTATTTATTAGTTAGACGTATATTTGATTAATTGCCTCTCTCATTCGTGCCTGATAAAACGACCACCAAGAATTGCAGGCCTCAGGCGTTTCAAACTTTCTTGACTGTGACCATTTGCCCATCTTTCGATAAACAGACGCTTTTCCCTTGACATAATTCGTAGGGATTATAAAAAATTCATTGTCATATTTAATCAAGATGGCTTTATGTAATTCCTTCCTGACATTGATTAAATACCCGATTGCTGTACCAGACTTTAAAGAAACCATTGTAGCTTCACGCATCTGATTGACGATGGATTTTGACAACTTCTTTTTAGTTGTAATGATTTCTATTTCCATAATTGTTTCTCCACGGCATAACGATTAGTTAAGCAGCGTTGTTTTATGTGGCAATGACGTAATAGACTTCGCGGGACGATGGAAGCCATCTCACCGTGACACGGTTCCAGGAGTAAGTCTATCCATAAACCGCCATATGCTGCCACTGCCACAATAATATTGCTATTTCAGTCTTGTTCCTTTACAATCAGGGCATACTACAAAATGATAGCCATCATCTGTTGGTTTCTTGGCCTCAGCTTCCAGCCATAGTGCATGGAATGGTTCTTCCATGTCATCTTGATGAATAGGCACAATACCCATCCCTTCACACTGACCTTCACACATTGTTTCCGGGTCAGGATATGGGATTCCAGTTGCCTTGTATCTATCAGTAAACTCTATTTCCATTTTCCTATCCTTCTTCGTCTGCCATATTATCAAATGAAATATCCGAAAAACTTTCTTTATCAGGAACGCCTACTGTTTGCCCCCCACCTGTTACATGGTATCCATCTTTTTCCAAGGTACCTTGGATATGATGCCTCGTTTCAATGTCTACCTTTGGAATAATCTTTAATCTAAATTCCATGATTTTCTCCTTTCGTCAAATTTGACTGTGGCAGCAGCAGATTCCGCCATCCCTTGCGGGACCAGGGATCGAACCTGGATGGTGTCGTTAACCAACTTCCTCCATTGCCCAATGCGACTTGCCATTTCCGCTACTGCCACAATTTAGAATGTGCCAAAGAGTGTTACGCATGTGCCGCTGCCCTGCACACTCTCGAGGACTCAATAGAGTACGGCTTCCTGCCTGGCACAATTAGTTTACTTTCCCACAACGAACTTCTTCACGAAGTTTTGTTCTCCCCACTCCTCAGTTTCTTCCTGGCCTAGAATGGCCCAGCCTTCCTGGCCGATCATCTCATTGGTGTTGGCGGTTGAAGAGTTAATATCGAAGGTATCGAAGAATACTTTCAATCCCCACTTGGTGGAGTTCTTCTGCTTTTCGTTCTGTTCATCATTTGGCAGGCGAAGGAACTTTGTGAACTCCTTGGTAGTAGGTTCACCAATGATCTCGAATCGGGGAAGAATGTATGGCTGACCGTTCTTGTCATTAGCCTCCCTCATATCCGTGATTCGAAGTTTGTACTCCTGATCGCCAGGTACTGCAGTCGGTTCAACTGCATCATCCAGGTTAATGTCTAAAAATCCCATTTTTTTATTCTCCTTTGTTTTGCAGAAACATGACTTAGTGCATATTCCTAGGTTGTGTTCTAATACTTCTTGTGCAAAAGATTTATAGTGCTGGTTTATCATCTGTTGACATTCCCACCTTTCGCAAAATTCCTTTTATGTCGGGTGCTTCATACTTGTCGAGCTCACCTCCTTTCCCTAATCGTGTACGAGCCTGGTATGAGCCAGTTCGTTGAGTTAGAAGTTGATAAATAGTTCCTGCAGAAGTTTCTTTGGTTGTAGCATAGTAAATTTCTTGAAACAATAGAGGAACTCGCTTCTTGAGCTTTCCAGTTATCATTAAAGATGATTCCATTTTCCCTGTCACATTATCCTTCACTACATCATCATGTCCGATAAGAATAACATCACAAGGTAGCGAAAGCATATCTCGAATAGCATTCTCCATCACGATCATCTGTGGCATCCAGTCGTTTTCCTGAGGTACACCTACATAAGTAGTTCTGGTCTTGCCGTCTTTGACTATCTTTGCATTTAGTTTTACACGTCCACTACGGCCTTGTTGTTTCAAGATATCATACATGACGCACTGAGCCCATGTGGTGACACTATCAAGAGCATAGGTACCAAGATGATTGAAGAATCCAAGGCGTTTTAGTCTATCATATTCTCCATCCCAGAGTTTCGCAGCTGTAGGCCTAGTTGGATCTTCAATTTCAAATCTAATATCGGCCAGAATGGAGCCATTATCAATTTCCTCTTGTAATACAGTTGTCCCACCGGGATCAAATGAGTGGACTAGGACAGGTTTGCGACAGGTGCGAAGCAAACTTGTCTTGCCAGTTCCCAGCCCGCCATAGATGACGGCATTAAAAGTATCACGACGAGGATCTTCGTTATACATCGTGCGAAGCTTTTGTGCTTCAACCTTGAGGTCCAGGGTCATTTTCACTCTCCTCCCTAATGCCCATTTGGACTGTTCTTACCATCTCCAGAAATAACGTTCCCACTACTTCCATAGGATTAAATCCCTGATTGTGAGTATGCACTACTACGCCATCTTCCATTTCGGTGAATACTACAGTAAACTTTTTTCCTTCTCCATTTCCATTACTAGGTTTCATTTTGTTCCTCCTCACATGATTTATGTGCTATTTCCAATCTTTCAGTGATCAATCTAATCTTCTCTATCTCGAGACATCCTACAACCTCACATGGGGCAAAACCTTCATTGTTTGCTTTTATGTCTATACTTCCATTGTCGTTCTTCTCAAATGATATAGTAAACTTAGTCATCTTTCTGTTCCTCCCTCCATTGTACTCCATGCTTGAAGCCGTGGATTAGAGCGGATTTGTAGTGAAATTCCACCAGGTTAGTATAAAGTTTTACACTATATAGGGGATCATCTCCAACACTATGCTCATTCTCAATTAGTGCCCTGATATACTCCCAGTGATCATTCGCCATTTTGTTCAGTGATCGCTTGTTTAGCATTTTATCCTCCTTTGTTCAATTAATGATCATAGTGGATGTAGAGTCCACTATTCTAGGCCCATATCGAGGACTGGTAGAGCACCGCCATCAGGCATAGGCACAACTGAAAGCCCTTCATCAAGAATCACCTCCCTTCCTCCAATGCAGATACTATCTCGCTAAAGGGAATTACAAGGTCTGGTTTTCCCTTTCGCTCGATGATAAGATTTTTGATTTCATCAGCGCTAAAAAAACAATCTACAGGACTTGACTGAGACGCAGAAATGAATAATTCATCGGTTGACTCGTCTGCATGGACCCTATGTCCCCCCAGGCACACAACCAATGCTCCCATTGTTTTAAGGGCTGTTCTTCTTTTCATTTTATTCTCCCTATAACTCCATTTTGTGTGTAGACTCTTTCTCACTCGGGTCCCAATATTCTATCTTCATTCCCATAGGTGGCTCGTCACAGTGTTGCAAAGGATTCGGCCACGCAAGACAGAAGTCATGATAAGGGCAGCCAAAGTACTTGGTGCAACTAGATGGATTTTGTGGAAAAGCCATTAAGACTTCGTCACTTTCAGTACATGACATTAAGTTCTCGAACTGCCAGGCAATTTGATCTGCCCACCAAACTACATTCCACAACCACTGTTGCATATGGTCGAGAGTTTTCTTAATAGGGATTCGTTTGAAGTCTATCCCGGCCTTTTGGAAGGATGTTCCGTTAATCTTAACACCGTAGACTTCTTCCGAAGGAAATAAGCAATGTAAGACATGGGTGTAAGTTCCAGTCGCGACAGCTAATGGCCATTGATCTACCCAGAAACGACCCATTTTACCAGTAGTTTTATGCTCCAAACAGAAGTAATTTCCATTCATATCTCTACAGATTGTATCGAGACGAAAATGCAGAACTTGGGAATCTGTAATAGGTACAGTGCCGGCAATTTCGGTGTATAATACCTTGAATTCATTCAGATCTCGTGGATGATGTTCTATATATAGTCCAAGTGCCTTTAGAGCATTCATAGGAGACTTTGGATGATAGAGTTCATCGGAATCTTCTGGGAAATCCTTTCTATAACAACTCAGAAACATATCATATGCTTCGATTACACTGTCATCGCTATAACCTTTCAGAAGCAGGTGTTCCATAGCTTCATGCCAAGCGGTGCCGAAAATTAAGTGGTTGTTTGGCCTGTCAGATCGCCAGGCGAGAACATACTCGTAAAAATACTGGCGAGAACAGCTTATGAAGGTGGACAGTTTGCTGGAATCTAAGATGTCCCATGTAGGGTGATGGTTAGGGTTTGGCATTTTCTACCTCCTTCTCATAACTTAGTGGTATATTTTCTTCCTCTAATCTTATTCCACAATAAGGGCAAAACTTAACATTGCCAGGTTTAAAATCACTAATATCGAAGGGACACTTTGAGTGCTTCCACCTGGTGATATTAGTTGAAACCGACCACTGGCTGACTCCCAGGCGTTCACAAATCTCCAGCTGGCCTAGACCGTCTTGGTATAACTTGATGATTTTCTTTGTGGTGTTCTTGGATAGTTTTCTCATATGAAGATTTCCCCAAACAAGTTGAATAAATGAATCCGTTTTTGTCTGTCTTCTATACCTGGCAATCTTTTCATAGTCTCTGTCTTTACTTTCCATCCACGAAACATAGCATCATCCATAGCTATTATTATATTTACTTTTATGTTCAGTAATTCAAAGTAATATCCATCATAGCCTTCTTGCATATTTTCTTTCCTATAAGGACTTATATGATGTGATATTAGAAATTTATGGAGGTTCATAGCATCTTCAACATACATTACTATGTCCAGATCACTATCTTCTCGTGCTGGGCCATATGCCCTGGTACCGGTTACTAAGTAGTCCATTTTCTACCTCCCTCACATCCAAGCAAGTATACCAGCAACTATACCAGTAAGTACACCAACTCCCCAATAAAATGATCTTTCCATCATAATCTCATTTTCATCTAAATACTTACAAGTTAATCCAGATAATACAATTATAATTACTGCCAGAAATACTTTCATTCTAGCCTCCTTTTTCTTCTTCCTCCATAGCATCTAAGTCAGTTTCTTCTAACTCATCCCAGAATGATTCATGGTCATTCCAGAAGTAATCATCATAAGGGAAGTCACAAGGTAAAAGGGCCATTTTCTAGTCCTCCTTTCACAATGTCTAGATAAATTGGAAATCTTGGAACGCCCTTGCCTGGAGTTATATGCTGATATTTCACGCTAACATAATTTCCAGGAAGTGTTTCCCGCTGTTTCCATAGTTCACGACGCTTATCTTCTGTCGGTCCACTTCCAACACCAAAGTAGCCTTCAGGAAGTTTTGTGTGAGGTGGGTACTCACCTAGTATTGGCATATTTAGTTCACCATTATCACAGATAAGTCTTCCTAACAGATCTGGTTTAATAATTCCTTCTATAGACATCTCAACGGAGTAACCCTTTATTGGGTAAACATCTTTCTTCTTAGGCTTGAATTTCATCATAAACGTAGATCGCTTCCTTACATAAGGAGCATCTACATTCCTGACTATGATCCCTTCATATCCTTTGTTCAATAATTGATCATAGCATCGCATTATATCTTCAAAGTTCTCTGCCAGAAACATTGGTACTAATTTGAGTGGTGGATGGAGGTGCTCGACTATTCTCTGATACAATCTGGTTGATCGTTGCAGTTGACTTTCGTTGATGATAATATCAAAGATATGAAATTCCATCTGCTCATGATTAGAATGGAGGTTGACAGTTCTGGACACTATTGAATGGATATCTTCGAATATCATCCCATGACAGTAGAGCTCACCATCAAGTTCCAATCGCAACTCAGTCTTGTTCAATGCTCTTATAATATGAGGAACTGATTGAAAGTAGTTCATCTGACTGGACGCGAGATTGTATCCTAAGGGCCCACAGAACTCTGCCCTACAACGCTCGCCATCGAGTTTAGGTTGGATAATGTAAGGAGGATTCCACTTTTCGAGGCGTTTTTCTTCAAAAGGATATGCCAGCATTATTCCTTCACGCTTTTGGGTTTCCCAGTTAGGCATTCTTGGCCTCCTGTCCTTTCTGCACAAGTTTGTATTTTCCAGTGTGTTTAAATACAGTTCCTGGACTTTCGTTCCAGTCCATTTGACCCTCATGGCCTGGACATTGATTATAAGTATAATTTGGGGCTCTGCCTGCATGATGAGAGCCAAAGGTCAAGCCACACCTTCCACATATTTCATTTAAAGAGCTAGCCATTTCCCTTCTCCTCCAATTCGTTTGCAACTGCTACTATATGTCTTATAGATTCTACTTCGAGTTCTTGTTCATAAATTGTTATGGTTTTTCTTCTTTTACCATTCCTTTTTGTACATAGTCATAGATTGGACCATCATCCACTTCGTTACCAGTGTCTGAAATCTTTTTATACTCTCTGGCCAATCTATCTTTTCGGCAATTTCTTTGATAGTTATTCTTATTTTAATCATTACCTCTCTTCTCCAATCGTGTACCTAAAAGTCCACACTCATGTTCGAGGTCATGTAAAACCTGGATAACTTCTTCCCTGGTATGTAGAAAGATTGTAATGTCATCCCTACCGAGGTGGAGACCAATATAGTTACTTGAAAATCCTCCATCTTTTATTTGTCCAAGCACAGCAACATTCTTTGTATCATCATCTCCATGAATAGTGAGTGTTACCATTTTAGTTCCTCCATTGGGTGTGAAATTGTGGAATTAATAACCAGAAAAAGTGAGCAAGGATACAGCAACTTCCTTGCTCACTCTAAGGTTAACTGGCGGCTTTGAGCTCGGCCAGGAGCTCTTTTCGGGCCTCGTCACTCATGGAACTCCATGAGGCCATAAGTGCGGCCTTTGGATCACTCACTCTTTCAAGCGAGATACCCATCTTAGCGTTCTCGACCATTTTGACTGCCTCTTCCGGAGTCTTTCCGGCCTTGAGATACCTGTTCAACGCGCCGCGGACTGTGATCTTCCAATTAGCGATGGCGTTGGAGTTAACGGCTTCGTCGCCGAATAGCTCAATGCTTTCCATAGCGGTTTCACCGGCCATGACATAAGCTGTGGCTACCACCTCTTTCGTGCTGCCCTTTGCAGCAACTTCTACTTTCTTTGGCATTTTTTACTACCTCCTTAAAGTGTTTACGGTTGATAGTTGTGGTTATATACGGATCATCTTATTCACCTCCTTTCACAATAAAGCCTTGTTCATTCAAGGCCATTTCTTGATAAAAATTGTAATTCACCATAACATATTGATTGATAGATGTCAAGGTATTAAATGGTGGAAATACATATAGTTGCTGTCATAACAATTCACGTAGTATAGTATTGCTAATAATCATTCCTGGCTCGTACCAGTTGTTACCATGCTCAATGTTAAATTGCTTATCATCCGGATGTGGGGACAGACTAATGTCCATCGCTGGTAATACAAAAGTTGCACCATCAAAGATATCTAAGATTGAAAAAGCAACACCCTCACACTTTTCAAAATCCGTTTTGCGGGATGATTCTGCCCAAAATTTTATGTTTGACCGAATGAGTGAAAGAATTTCTTCCCTTACTTCTTCTTCCGTTCGTGCCCTTGGTTCATCCTTAGACACAAATGACCATCGACGACCTAATACTATAATCATTTCTTACCTCCTTTCAAGTACATAGTTTCACTTATGTCTCCTTTCCTCTCCCATCCATGAGATGAGTAATTCCACTCAAAGTCCGTTCTAGTGGAATTACTCACCCTAGTATGGCACTTCTTGCAATAGAAGCGGTTAGGACCCTTGATGGGCCTTTTACAATGGATGCAGATTCTAATCTTCATATTCTTTCAACAATCGGTTGACAATGATAGCCATTATGGACATCCTTAACCCGGCAATATGTTTGTCGAGACGACAGAGATCCTCCTTTACAATTCTATCAGCTATATCCTTCGCTACCTCTATGTACATCATATCTATTCCTCCTCTCTTATCTAACTCTCCTTTAAAGATTTCCCAAGCGGCTTGAGTATGTCCTTCATTTTCTTTCTCTGATCCAAGATAACCAAACCAGCGTTCGCCAGCCTCATGAAATTCCGCCCAGAATGCCGCCTTTATTTGGGCCTCAGTAAACACTCTTATGTCCATTTTACTTTCTCCTTCATCCAAAGGTTTCATCCTGACATTTCTGACACATTCTTGAAATACTATACTCTCTTCGTGAGATCTCATCTTTGAATGCGTCTGCCGGGCCACCGCAGATTACACAAGCTTGCTGTGCGGCAGACTCAATTTGAGATCTACCAAATAACTGTTTTGTAATGCCATCTACGAACTCCTGTACTTCTTGTGTTCTTTCCATTTCACTTCCTCCTTTACCAATCTGACTCTCCTACGAGTGTGCAACTTGTACAATCTCCTAAAGTAATCTCACCATCAAGACCAGCTTTTATCATTCTAAATTTTTCGATAATGGTTTCTTGATAAAGTTTTGTTGCATTATCTAGAGCAGATGCAACTTCAGTACTTAGCCCGTGAGAAATCTCTGTGTGGAGTGTTAAGATTTCCATCTCGTTGTTTGTCATGTCTTCCCCCTGTAAACTTACAGCCCATCTCCTGGGCTATTCTCCTCATTCATTCCAAAGTAAGCTCTGCCAAGGTAGGCTTCGACGGTCTTGGTTCATGCCAGCAGTTTCTGGGCACGAAAGGTATAAATGTTTTACTTCGACGAATTATTGAGATGTGTTGACCCAGAATTGTTATTGACATCTTTTCTCCCTTCATTGAGTTTGGCAGTCATGAGATCTACGTCCATGACCAGATTTAAGATCACTGTTATAGTCTCAACTGTGAGTAATGAGTCTACCCATTCTCTACAGTCTATACTGTCTGCCAGACGGTCCACTTGCTTTATTAATTCTATTCGAATGTCCATTAATGCTTACCTCCCTTCGTTCAATAAATGAACATAGTTTAATCATAGAGGAATATCGACATGAACTCGGACAAATCCCTCAATTCCTGATAGTTGAGTGTTAGTGATATCATTGGGTCATCACCTATTAGCTCCGGTTCGATCTTTTTCTGATGTAGATGCATCAGTCGCTGGCGCATCTCATCAAGTTCACCTTTCGGGTCTACGTGTTTATAATTGCTTCCCATTTTATTTCTCCTTTTGTTTAGGTTCGTCTTGATCCTCCCACATTTGTGTCACTATCATCATTCCACCGTTGTTCACCATTAGTAGGGCCTGACGTATCTTATGGGTCATCTCAGTGTTTATTGGTCCATCCTCACAAAACCAGTTGGCAATTGGACTTGGAATTAATTCTTTGGTAAATAGATTTCCATCACTATCTATGACTTTTATCACTGTTACTTTTTTCATTTCATTATTCCTCCGTTTGATTCAGGTTCCGCTCTTCGAGCGTGGCTGTTTACTTTCTATTCTTCTTTCTACTCATCTTGGCCATATTCTGTCGAGACTTAAGTTTCCGATACTTTGTTCTTGGCATATTATGCTTCTCATATCCCAGTTCATCTGCATCAGGGAATAAAACAAATCTAAATCCGCCAGATCTTCCCGTCGGTATCCAATGAAGAAGTGCTTTAGTTAGTTTGTTCATTGTATCGTCTCCTTTAGTTGTGGAAATCGCTGTTTTTTGCCTCCCTTATTTTGATTTCGTATTCAGAGCTGCTACACAAGTCTGTAGCTACAGATTCTGACATAAATTCCCCGGCAACGTACAGAGTAGTATTGGTTATTTTCTCTATTCTGAAATCATCCTTGGAATTTATATCCTTGTAATTCCGCCAATCTATCAACTGAATTGTAATCTTTTTTCCCAATTTTTTATCTCTCCATTTGCTTAAGTTCACCTTCCAGCGCATCAAGAAGTTCTCGCTTCCTTCGCGGACTTAAGACCTTAAATTGTGAGATTAATTTAGTCTGTGGTTTAGCTTTTGACATGGACTTAGAACGATAAGGCAGGAATGTTACTTTGGCAAGTTTCTCTTCCAACACGAGTTTCTGCATTGTGACCTCGCAGAACTCATCTTCTAATGGTTTTAGTTGGGATTTGTAGTATTGAATAGGCCTTTGTAACTCACGTTGACGACACTTCAATTCCTGTAGTGATTGTTCGTCGGTCATAATTTTAACCTCTTTAAATATATCCCTTTTCTTCAAGAGCTATCCACGAAAGTTTGGCGGCTTCTTTAGGCCCAAGGATTCTACAAGGACAAGAAAATATTGTCTGAAGGGGATATTCGATGATAAATTCCCAACAGATCCTGCATTGATCCACTCCTGGGGTTAGGTTTGTAGGACATCTATTACAAGTATCATCTGATTCCAGTAATCTAATTAGTTCTTTAGCGTGTATGTCAATTGCTGTCATTCTAATTCACCTCCTTTTCGTCGTAGTATCATTTGTTGTCTATGTCATTACAGATCTTTCAATCTCCCGCTTCCAAAGTAATCTTGATAACTCGGTAGTTGGTAGGTCGAATGCCAGTTCCTTGATCAACTTAATTCTTTCTTCCTCAGTCAGTGCCAGACATATCTTCTGCATTGTATCCTCATCGAATGTACCCTTTTTTCTTGACATTCTATTTACCTCCCCTTCAGTTTAAATTAGTTCAATTATCACCTTTTTTTATTCATTATTAAACCAGAAGTGGGTCATAATAGCCACTGGACTATCAGCTTATTCACCTTCATTTAGACAGACTCTAATATTAACACAGTTAGTATCATGATCACTCGGATCATTCTCATTCATCACAAATACTGCGTGCTTACATTGTCTGGGTAGATGAATCCATGTATTCGACACTGTTTTTATAGAAACAAATTCATCATTGTCGAATATTTTAGTCACGTTGTGCACTGTAAATTCATTGACCACTTTATTTCACCTCCCTTCTTATTGATATCTCAATCTTTCATGAAATGGTAGCCACTTAATGGCGGCAGTTTGTTTCCCCATATTCTCACGAGTTAGACATTGTGTATCTTGCTGAGGCTCAAGATACTGACAACTCAGTGGCCGACTATTTGCATGAAGTTTACATCCTGTAGATGTTAGAAATGTGCAGGTTCCTCCCCAGGAAGGATCATAACGCTTTCCTTCATGACCTTTTGTAGCAGGACGGACAAAAAAGGCCCGATTAAGATCATCTTTACCTGTCCGTGGATCACCCTCCCACCAATCAATAGTATATCTGCCTGATCTGAGTGCACTATCAAGCCTACTGAAGCTACCTGGGAGGCCAAAATCTGAAGGGAAACAAGTTCCTGATAAGGACATACAACACCTACCTCCACATTTAGAGCATAACTCAGTGTTTGTATACATAGTTTATTCACCACCTTCCATCATAGTACCATTATTTATCCATCTACTATTGCTCTCCACATTCGTGCGGAGTGTTCCTCATTGTCCTTACTTAGTTTAGTTGCTAATTCCAGTTTGGTTCCATTAGGATTTATACCACGTTCTTTTGCGAGATAGCGTAGTTGCCATAGTTTATGTTGCAACATCAGTTTTATTCCAGGGTCGATCATATTGTCTAAATTCTTTATTTTCATAATAGCATTATACCATACCATTGTGAAGATGTCAATCATTATTTTCAAGTATTATGAAATAATTTCATCTAGCACTGACTCTCTCTATGTTCATTTATTGAGCATAGTATTATCCATGATTAGTCTCCCTGGTTAGCTTTCCACCCATCAAATTTGCCCCAATTGGAGTAGGGCCTTGCTTTAGTTATAGACGGTGGGCATTCTTCTCGTCCACCTTTATGCCTATATATCATCGGCTCATTGCCTATGATGATAATACTCGTATTGTGAATCGGACGGGCTTCCAGCGGTTGTCCGCAATTGGTACAACTCGCATTAATAACTCTCCATTCCATAATTAATCTCCTTCTTCTAATAGTACAACCCTTCCAAACACTGACGATTCAATCATCTTCATCTTACTACCTCCTTTTATTGAGCATAGTTTGTTTAATCTGTTCTCAGTCTCAGCTTTTCCCAGCACTTATCACATACAACATCACAATATTTAGGTCCAAATTCATCTATCAACTCCTTCTCACTTTCTTCTTCTGGCCTATGCTTATCTATACAACCACACATATCACATCTAAATATTTTCATCTTACTACCTCCTTTTATGATGGGTGTCACTCTGTTGCTATTGGCGCCAGCTCTGGATTCAACAGAGTTTCACGTTCTTCTTTCGCTATCTTCTTGTCTTTGTCAGTTTGCAAAAACTCCTTTCCACGCTCGAGCTGTTCCTTGACAGTTTCGTCAAACTTTTGTTTCTCTTCTTCCTTTCCTTTCTCATTCATTTCTTTAAACGTCTCAACTAATCCATCAGTCTTTTCCAATACTTCTTCTTCATTCATCCCTTGTTGTCTGAGTGTATTCGCCTGAATTGCTAATAATTCATGTTGCTGATCTGTTAGTCCATCGAACTTATTATTCTTCACACTTTGTATGCCGGAGTTGAATCGCCTGTCAATCTCATTTCTATGAAATCCAGCTTGATGCATTTGCCTCCTTATATAGTTCATATCTTCCAAACTATCATTAGTAGCTAATGCTTCTAATTGCATTCCTCTTGCCAACGCCCGCTTATTCGCCAGATTCTTTATCCTTAACCCTGATTGCTCCAGCTCAATATGCGCCTGTTCTGTCGAGGTACATTCGATGCCAGGAAACTTCCTCCCCATCCAGATAGCTACTAACCCCAACGACTCCCTGACCAACCAGCTCATCGACTGTGGAGTACTTCCTGTCTCTCTAATCCACCCACGAAGTATAGTCGCCAGATCACGATTATCTGCTCTTACATTAATAACTGCAGTTTTTTCTCTCATTCTACTTCTCCCTTTTTTGCTACAAGATCATTGTATATCTTCCAGTCCATCACAACATATCTATTATTGAATATAATAGATTTCTTGCCAGATATGATGCAAGCAACACTCTCTGATTCAGTTATTTTATTGCCCGATTGGATAATGTCTATCTTTCTTCGAAGTCTTCTAATCCCTTTATTGGCCTGAACTACAGCTTCGTGCATCTCAAAAAACTTAGCCTTCCATAGATTTGCCTGTGTCCTATATGCAGGCGGAAGATCAAGATCAGTCACACCTGTTTTCATGATTCTATTCCTCCTCTAATATTATCATTGATGAATCAACTAAGATAAAACTCCCGTCATACATCCTCACAAACATAAACTCAATTCCTTCAGAACTTCTCAATATCAAGAACTCTTCTGTTGTAGCATATTTCCACATCACTCCTGAGTTCATCTCAACATCTCCTGACGGACAGTAACCAAATCCCTCACCAAACACTAACCTGACCTCTCCTGAATCAGTCTGAACAATGAAGGTTGAGTTCGGAATACTTCCCATGTGATTACAATCTGATTGATACAAGTCATAAGTACACTCTTCTCCTTTACCACTGAGAACACACACAATGAAGTCATATCCCTGAGTATCTTCTGCCCGTAGGTTAGTGCTAATAAAAGTGATCACGATTGCCAGTATAATCACCAGCGTTTTAATCATCTCTATTTCTCCTTTTAAATGTAATGTTGTTATGTTATGTTGTTATGTTATGTTGTTATGTTACTCTAAACGTAATTCACCCCCACCCCATTTCGATTTATTGAACAAAGTAGAGTAGAGAAGATAGAGAGAGAGTAGAAGAGTATATGTAATTATAATAATATATCTTATTTATTGTTTTCTCTTTTTTTTTTTTCCAGGGTCACTCTTTTCTCACTTTGCTCACAATTTATCGAGGAGGGGTGGGGGTCGATTACAAAAAGAGTAACATAACAAATTACAGTAACAATTACACATTACAATTACATAATAACATAACATATTTCCACTTGTCAAGGTATTAAATGATGGAAATATGTCAAGGATCACCTTGGCACTATTATAGTATAGCGGATTTCAGGACAAAAAAATCCACTATGCTCGATAATTGAACATAGTGGACTTTGATAGTTTAGGTTGTGGATAATAAGTTCTTTAACAATTTTACTGTAAGTACCCTTTTAATTCTAACGGAGCATTCACATATTTCCGCTTTGTGTCGAACATTAATTCTGAGTTCGTCACTGAGTACTTGGCAATTTCCATCACTTGGATGATATCCAAACCAAGGGAAGATAGTCCGATTAGGTATTGCTTTAGACCCAAATAATGCTCCGCAATCTGAGCAGTACCATATCCAAGACCTACTAGACTCCATATCAGAATCTTCGATCAATTCAAAGTATTCATTCATTCTATTTCACCTCCTTTCATCATTTATTTTAAGTGCAACCCATATCAAGGCATGATGCGGTTAGGGTTATTCTACCATTCTTTCTTTCATTAACTTGTAACCCGCGATAGGGTCTTTTATTAACAGCCCGGCCAATTCCCTATCCAATTCATCGTCGGAGTTCATGAGGTCGTCAATCCTTTCCTCATTGGTTTTCCGTCCACCACCCTCAGCGGGCTGGAAATCCTCGGCCATGATGGTCTTGCCTTGGTACTTTTTAGTTAGCCCGTCCACCGTCATTTTGCTAACCTTGGCAGTTTTGCGAAACCAGTTGATAATGAAATACTCGATAAATCCGAGGTAGATGGTCAATATCGGGATGTTGGAGAAATCCACGATCATTCCCATCATGGTCTTATTACCATTATCCTTATTTTGCCCGGTTGTGGAGTAGGTCTTATTGACCACTGCCGTCATGTTGTCAGCGTCAATTACCACACCACTCGAGTACGACTCATTACCACGGAGCCACAATCCACATCGTTCAATTATACCTGACATATTGCACCTCATTTCGTGACATATTGCGTCACAGTGCACCATGCCTTGATATGGATTACACTCATATCTATTCAGTTGTCAAAGAACCTCATTACACGTAGTCATCGATCAGATGCCCTACGCCCTCATTGTCAATGTTGATTCCATCATACCATATTTTAGTCGTTTGTCAAGGTTTATTTCATGTACCATTTCACATCCATATGTTGACATAGTTTGAGGGGTAGTAGGGGGTAATAGTCCACACACACACAAGGACTGGTATTAGTAGATGATTTGTAAACTTTCTATTCCCACCACTTAATGGAATTATGTCAAGGCAATATGTCAAGGCAATATGTCAAGGGCTGGCGTGAATGCTATGATCAATTATTGAACAAAGTTCTGGTGGATAACTGGAATAATAATCTTATGTGTGGGTAATCCCACAGGAAAATGTTAATGCTCCAGTCGCAGTGAATCCACCCATTAATACCTTGACATCTGGTGAGGAATATGTTATAGTGGTGACATGGCAAGCGTAATAGACTTACTTGGTGAAGGGAAGGTACAGGAAGGTGATGTGGCAGCTAATTGGCTCAGAGCCGCCAGTATGCCTTGGGATGTACTTAAGCAATCAATTAGTGGAACTGGAAGTCCGGCCGAGAGTCTGTTACAAGGTCTTGGAGTGGGGATGCCACAGAGTGAACCTTTACCGTTTGATCAACAGATGCTGGATATAGTTACTGCGTCAGCTCCATTGGCAGGGATATTTGCAGGAAGAGGAAGTATGAACTTTCCGATGGCTGGGCTGAAGGAAGCCAAGAAGATGATGCGACGTGTTCCTAGTATGGAAGACAAACGTCTAACAGCAAGTAGGATACCCACAAACCAACCGCTATCTTTTAAAGAAGCACGTGCTGAGAATATTCGCCAGAAAACTGGGTGGTTCCAAGGTCTTGATGATCCTAAGTGGCGGTATGAGATTGATGATTCGAAGATGAAAATAAAGGAAAGTACTCTTCGGAAACTTCGTGGTAAAAGTAAGGCTAGATCTGATGCAAAAAATAGTATTAAATTGATGGAGAAGAAACTAAAACCTTATGATACTTATGTCTCACTTCAGCCTGATGGAGAAGTGTATATCTATGGTGCTGATGGATTGAGTAGGAATTTGTTTGATACTGATATGCCTTTTGAAGAAGCTATGAGTGTTATGACGACGGCCAAACATATAGAGAGAGGCTTAAAGCCTGCTATAGTTCCTCTGGCAGATCTAATTCACCACCCAGAACTTTTCAAAGCTTATCCATGGGCTAAGGAAATCAAAGTTCGGCCGAAGAAGGGAGCTGGCGCCTCATGGTCGGCTGATGATCTTAGTATTAAAATGGGCACTGGAGGCAATATCCGCGAATCTATTATACATGAAGTTCAGCACGCAGTGCAAGACTATGAGGGATTTCCTAGAGGTGGAAATGTTGCTGAGTTTTTAGATAGCATCTCAGTTGATGATGTAATAGCAGCTGAAAGACGTTATCTCAATCTGGCCGGTGAACGAGAAGCACGTTTAGCTGCAAGTCGTAGAGGTATGCCATCACATATGCGCGAGGGGATACCGCCATATGAGGGAATGAAACCTGGTGGAGAGGTTAGATATTGATGCAATCAAGTACACAATTACTAGATGAAATGCTAGCGACCGAAGGGAGCCAGTCAATTCGCCAGTCAATTCGTCCTGACTATTTCAATGGAAGTGATCCACTTAGGGAAATTGACAGGCGGAGAAAGCCAGAAACTAGAAGGACATTTGAAGTTTCAAAGATGTGGGAAATTCACAACGAGATTACCCGGCGACTCTTCTTGGGCCAAAAGGCCAGTCACATTGCGGAAGATCTTGATGTGTCGAAAGCTATGGTTTCGTATGTCAGGAATTCCCGAGTTGTACAGGATAAACTTCAATTGATGGAAGGTGCGCGCGATGCAAAGACGGTTGATCTGGCGGTTAAGATCAGGGAAGAGGCTCCAAAAGCTCTTGTTATTCTCGAGAAAATAATGAATGGAGATATAGATGCTCCAGTGGGACTTCGTGCCAAGGAAGCAAATAACTGGCTTGATCGGGCAGGTTATAGTGCTGTTCGTACTATCAATGCCAGTCATGTAGTAGCTCATTTTACGGCAGATGAGATTGAAAACATAAAACAAAAGGCAATTGAAAATGGCTTTGCACGGCCGGATCCTACAGTTATTGATGTGACTCCTGAGAACGAATAAATCTAATTTTATGAGGAGGACTAATTATGTTACCTTGGTATAAACAGAAAACAACATGGACTGCTATAACCGGTTTATGTACTGCGTTGGGAGCTTATGCTACAGGAGATCTAAGTTTGTCGGCCTTGATTGCTGCTGGATTTGCTGCTGTTAGCACAATCTTTTTACGACAGGGAGTTAATAAATCTGGTGGCTAAAAAGTATTATTATGTAGGCTCTGCAGGCCCTTACATCTTCCAGGATGGTGATGATGTTCCAGGTGCTGGGCCAGGAAAGCCTTTTGCTGCTGGAACCAAACAAGCTGGAATTGTAACTGACGGCCAGATTCATGTAGAAACTGCTCCAACAGATGGTGAGCATGTAGTTCGATTAGCGGATGTAATAGACATAATCTATCCTATTGGGTCTATTTATTTGTCAGTTGTGGCTACTAATCCCAATACTACACTCGGTGCTGGTACTTGGGTTGCTGTATCTGTAGGTAAATATCTTGTTGGCTATTCTAATGGTGATCCTGATTTTGATCCAGTAGAAAATACTGGCGGGGCTAAACTTCATTATCACAATGTTGATATTGATAATACTACATCTGATGGCCCAAGTGCTATTATAGATGTGGACAGGAATTTGGATGGTATAACTATCAATGTGGGAGCTGCAGATCATACTCATGACGTAGATCCAGTACTTGAAGCGTCAGGAGTCAATAATGTTATAACACCGTTTTTTGTAGTTTATGTTTGGAAGAGAACTGCATAAACTATGTTCAAAATTTGAACAAAGGAGAACAAAATGGGACAGGTTGTAATGACTTTCGGCGGAGTGCCTGGGCCGACAACTAGATACGCGGTTGCAGATGTAGTTCAAGAGCTTTCCGCTATTTATAATAATGCTAGTGGCGAACCTGCTATTGGTGCTGTTGTGACCTGCGAGGTTGGAGATATTCGTTTTACTATGGGCGGAAATATTACTACTCCCACATATTCTCCAACTCAGGGTGCTGCCGGACTTGGCCACATTCTCTATGAAGGCCAGTCGCTTCATTTGGGTAGCGGTCCAACTATGCGAACATTTCAGTTCATTGCCCATACTAATGCCGTGGCAGCTACAATCCAAGTAACGTCGTTGTTTGAGAAGGGATAATGAACTTTGATTAATAGGAGACTAAAAAATGACTTATCCAGGTAGTTGGTTTGGGGCACTTCCTGGCACGGCGCTTACTGGTGCTGGGGGAAGTTTCGGTCCTCCGACCACATTAACGATTGCTGGAGGAATTGCTGTGAAAGGAACTGCAGGAAGAAACATCCTGCTTGCTGGTCAAGGTGGTCTGGCCGATAGTCTTGACGCACTCACTGGTTATGCTGAAGGTGACATGGTAGTTATTGGCCCTTCCAGTGGTACAGTTACTATTACAATAACAGATTCTGTGGGAATGAATCTTCAAGGTATTGACTTTATAATGGATGATATTAATGATTCTATTATTCTAATGAATCAAGGGACCAATACCTGGAAGGAACTCTCAAGGGCCGCGAATTAAACTATGTTCGATAATTGAACAAAGGGGATTATTATGAAGAAATTGATTCTTTTACTTTTGCTTCTTGCTGCCACAGTTGCCTATGCCGCAGATGGCGATCCAGTTCTTGAGGGCAAACTAGCTACTGGTAATATTGCTACTATTGGCCAACTTGGAGCTGGTGCTGCTCCTTCATATCGAGTAGATGTTCATATGATAGCTACCGACTTGTATGGAATCAGAATAGATGGTGCTACTCATGACTATACTGGCGCCGGTATTGCAATGACTATCAGGGCAAACAGAGACATTAATGTCAGTACTCTGGCCGACTATGCAGGTTTTCAGAACTATCTTAACATAAAGCATACTAGCGCCCAAACTGGGTTGATAAACTACGCTTATGCCAACATAGAGCGGGTAGATAACGACGCTGATATTATAAATAACACTGCTGATAATGATGAGTATCATGAGTATGGAACTTATTCTTGGATTGATTCTAAGGGTACTCTTTATGATACTCAATCTACTGGCAACATAGATGTTGTACTTACTGGCATCCAGTCCTTTCTGGAAACTAACAGTACTAATTTAGGTTCCGAAGATGGAAATTTCAGACTGAGTGATTCTGGTGGAAGTAATCCTACCAACACACTAGATGTTAGAGGATTCAAGGCCAGGATGTTTCATGATCCAGATATACTATCAGGTACTTGGAACATAGAAACTACTGGTTTTGATGCTACTATTATTAGTCAGCCTGTAGTAACTGGTGGGACAGTAAGTCAAGTTACAAGTGGAGTAAAAATCAACGTTGATGCTGATACTGAAGGTACTTCTACTGCATATGGATTGTTTATTGAGTCACTTGGAGGTGCGGATACTAATTATGCTATTTACTCAGCTTCGACGGAAGATAGTTATCTTGCTGGAGATATGGGCATAGGCAACTCGGCGTTGGAGAGTTGGGCGACATCTTTATCTGTATTACAAGTTGGTGGAAACTCCGCTTTTACGTGTGATACTTCTCAAGGAGCGGCTTCAACCATATCTATCCTGAGCAATGCTTATTTTGATAGTAATGACTCAAGATGGGAGTACATAAGTACGGATGAGGCTTCTCGTTATCATATGACAGGTGGAACGCACATATTTCGCGTAGCTTCTTCTGGTACGGCTGATACTCTTATAAATTGGACAACTGCACAAACCATAACCGCCGCTGGTCTTACTCAATTCGGCACAGCCGCCGGAGCAGGCCAGGTCAATATCACGCCGGGAAGTGCGATTGCTGGGTTGTATATTGATCAGGATTATGCTGTTAACGGTATTACGGTTGATCATGAAGGTGCAACTGGTCTAGGTATAAACATAACAGCAAAAAGAGCTGCATCTTTTACACAAGATATTGTCGATGGATACGGCCTTTACGTACAGAGAGATTTAGGCAGTAGTGATGATGCATCTGCTCTCGCTACCTTCCTAAATGACAACGCCGCAAACACTATGTCCACCGTCTCCGTCGATCACAACGGAACAGGCGGGGCAACTGGATACGGTATCCATGTAGACAGTGAGAATTTAGCGGCTCCGGCGGTGAGCATTGAATCTATCATACCACTTAAAATGTCAACTGAGGAAGGTCATGGTGGCTATGAAAGGAGAATATACGCAGCCACAAGCGGGACTTTGACCGGAGCCACGGACAAAATTGAGCTTGACATCCCCGCTGGTTGGGTAATAGTACAATGTCAACTTCATGTCAAAACCACTGTGGTGGACGATGGCGGAGATGATACTTGGTCTTCAGAACTAAACGATGGCGCTCAAGAAGAGGTGATATCTGCTGGTTCTGCCGCTGCACAAAACACTAATGTCAACCACTTCGCCCATTCAGATGCGGGGTATGGTGGAACGCTAACCGACGCTGAAACTGACATTGTTCTGACACCTCAAGGTGGAAACTTCTCAGCGGGCGAGATTGAAGCTCATTGTATTGCCAGGGGTTTTGATGCCTGGGATGTGGAGTAAATTATGACCGATAGATTATTCTTAAATGACAAGGTGATGATAACTGATGATGGTGGGATAGCAATCTCTCTACTCAACAAAACCGGAGCCACGTCAGTAAAGGGTAAAGTAGCAGAACCAGCCGATGGGAACGATGCCGCTTTTAGTCTTTGTGCCGTTGACAGTGTTGACCCAATCGGGATTATCTATGGAGACAATGCCGGAAGTCAGGTTGCCGATGGTGTAGCTTGTTGGATTGTGGTAGCTGGACTTGCCTACATAATGTTTGAAAGTGCCACAACGAGAGGCCATTTTGCTCGAATGGGCGTAGCAGCAGATGCTAATGACGCTGCTGGACTGGCAATGTCTGAGGCTCTGCCGACAAGTCCCTTTGCCACTGACAAACATTTTGCTGAGGTTGGTCATGTGCTTGAAACGATAGGTGGTGCAGGACTGGCCTTGTGTATGGTGCATTTTAATTAAGGGTGACACTGAATTGAGAAAACACTGTCTTATAATATCTCTAGTCTGCCTGGTTCTCACAGTGTGGGGCTTTGTGCTCATCTTCGGTGGATGTGTTCCCCGGACAATCCAGGGTGATTGCGTGCCGCGCGCTTTCTTCAATGCCACAGCTTGGGGAATTGCCAACCGTGTACCTGTGTATATCGCTGATTTTGCAGGACATTGGCAGGGCGTAGGTGAGCATGAAGGGAAGCTTCATTACCTTCGTGGAGAACATTGGCAGGTATGGCCTGGGGAGAAAGAAGGAACTAAGCCTATGGTGCAATTATGGAACCTGCGGGAAGCTATGGAGCATTATTTGAAACATAATCCGTGGGTGAAAACCGAGTCGTTACCTTAAAGGAGGGGAAAGAAATGAAACCGGAATACAGAGAAATTTTAGCTGATAGGGCAGGATGGATAATCCTTGCCATTGTGGTCGGGTTGCTTGCAATATTGTGGTGGCCCGAGCCTTCGAATGCTGCCTACAGCCCCCTGCCAAACAATTATAAATCCGTTCAGGCCCCAGCAGACGATTGGGATAAAGAGAAACAATTTGGCCTGGATATCAGCAGCCCAGGGAGCACGTTCAGGGTGTTCATTCCCGGCGGGACCACGAAAGTATCCCTTATCACCTACACAGAAAGGGATGTCCGTCTCGGAGTTGTCGCCCGGTTTGGGATGGCTCCGCAATGTTCATATACCACCAAGAAGAATGAGGAGGAATATTATGCACTACCTTGGAATGATAATCAGGGGACCAGTATCAACGGGATTAACGGAAAAGACTACCAAGCCCGGAACTGGGGCGGGATCTTGCGGATCTTGGACTTCTCGATGGCTCCGATCTCTTCGAGTAAGGCCGGCTGGGTCTACGTCAAAGCCGTCCCCTATGAAGACGGAAGCCTCCAGGCCATGGCGTTCTATGTGACCGTAGACGTAGAGGCTTATAAGGCATGGTATGAAGAAGAAGGGGCTCAATGGTCTGGGCAGTCCCCTGTGGGCAATCCTGGGCAATCTGGGGGGACTTGCGATCCTTTATGGTCAAAGGCAGGGTCCGGACCTGAACCAGATCCCACGAAACCGACTGAGCCACCCGACGTCGGGGGAGAATTTGAGTGTCTATTTCTTTTAGGTGGACGATGGATAGATGGTGAATGTATTGAACCTGTAGAGCCTGACCCGGAAATCCCTGTCATAACGCTCAAAGACTTTGTTGTGGAAATGGGCACTACGTCAATGCGATTTCACTTTCTTGACGCAGATACCGTGAAAATTACATATCCAGATACTAAAGATCCTCAAGTGCTTGTAACCCTTTTTTGGGAGTATGAGGTCACGGAAAACGAAATAACCGTGAGGGCAAAGTAGTGATGGAAGGAAGTTGGCCGAAGAATGACATTCGTCGGGCATTCGTTGCTGGTGCAAAATGGTGGGAGTTCCATAGTACTGGAGGGACAATGTGGAATAGTGACCGTGTCCTTGCGGAAGCTGAAGCCACGAAACGCTACGCCTCCCAACAACCCGATTCAGCGGACTGTGAACATGAATGGATAGAACATCGTACCCGCCATCACTGTCAAAAGTGTGGGACACGCCGCTGATCTAATCGTTGGCCCCATGCCCCTGGGACCGGAGAGTGTCAAATTATGACCACTGAGGGGTATCATGTAGCTCCGGCGACGGGCCAATTTTAATGGAGTAATTATGAATGGATTAGCAATCGAAAAAGAAACCTTTGATGGGATGGATATTGATTCAAGACTTTCTGTTTTGTTTGATCTTTCCCAAGATACTCATAAACGAGTTGCTGCCCTGGGGAATCGCAAGCGGGTCGATAGGGCTTATTCCGTCATGGGCGGTTTCTTCGGCGGGTTTGCAGCTCTGGCAGGCAAGATGATATTGTGGAAATAGGGGGAAATCATGGACGACGATATTAAAGAGGAATTCGCAAAAATTAAGGAGAGGCTGAATGAGAATGGAGTCAATACTGCTGGGGCGGCTATTGCTGGGGCAGTTGCCTTGAAGTTGCTTACAAATCTTGTGAGCGAGGAGGAAATGACCAAGGCCATGAGAGATTGCGGCAAAGAGATAGGAGCTGCTTTAGCCTTGGATAAGGCCGCCGCCACTCAAATTCTAAGGGCAGGTCTGGGTAGTGGGAGTGTGCACTAAACACCTAACCTTATATGATGCTTTGGCAATTGAGCGCAAGAGGTTAGCGGACAGGCTTCTGGACTTGACCCTTGAGCATGCCCGGATTGTGGGCCGGATGGAAAGGATACTGGATGATAAGAATAAAGGATCATGAAGTACTGGAATCGCTACTTATTCATGCAGCCCACCCGATATTGATTGCTCTGCTGAAGTGGATAGTAGTCCGTTATTCGGAAACGGTGTTCACGCTTGGATTCGAGGACCGAAGTTATCCATCTGTTCATTCAACCATCCCGTTTCGTGCTGCTGATATTCGTTCCAGGGGATATGACGACTCTCAGGCCGTTGAAGATGATATCAATGCTCACTGGGAATACGATCGTATGCGACCTCGAAAGAAATGCGCTGACTGGAAAGATTCTGGTCGAGGGTATCATATTCATTTGCAAGTTCATGAGAATACCAGATATTTAGGAAGTCTTAAACCTACAGATGAGATGGTTAGGGGAATTTAATGCCTAGAATAATACAAGGTAATACGGCACAAGCTATTGACTTTTCAGATGTGAGTTATGATTATGAATATCCTGATGGGCTTGACTTGAAACCTGGCAGTAAACTACATGACAAGCTACGAGATGAGGTAATTCAGCGGGCAAATGAAGCTAATGCCGCAGTCAGTAATCGTTATAGTTCATGGAATAAGATCGACGAAGTGCTTACTACTTATATTCCTCTGGATGAAGAAGAAGAAGATATTAAGTATGCTGACAAGCGAAAGCCAGTTTCTATTATTTTTCCTTATACTTATGCAATTCATGAAACAGTGCTTACATATCTCGTGAATGCATTTCTGACGGAGCCAATCTTTCGTTATGAAGGTGTTTCGCCGGAAGACACTATTGGTGCGGTGATGCTGGAGAAAGTGGTCGAGGTTCATTGTAATAAGTCCAAGATTGCTCTGGCATTACATACTATGTTTCGTGATGCTTTGGCATATGGAATAGGTGTGGGAGCTCCTGGATGGGAGGAAAGACGGGGGTTTAAGACCGTTAAGCAAGAAAGTGGATTTACTAACATTTTTGGGCGATTTGTAGAACAGGGCTATAATAAGGTAAGTGAAGAAGCTTTGCTTTATGAAGGTAACTCAATGGAGAACATTGATCCTTATCTTTATCTTCCTGATCCCAATGTAGCTTCACATGAAGTCCAGAAGGGTGAGTATAGTGGTTGGGTCTCAAGGGATAACTTGATGAACTTGCTTCGGGATGAACAAGTAGATGAGGATGTCTTCAATGTCAGGTACTTACGTCAGGTCAAGAATAAACAAAGTTCGATATTTGCTGGCGACAACTCCAGGCGTTATGAGCGTACTGGGATGTCCAGTAGTGGCATTCGTACTGGTTCAGACAATAATACTACGAATCCAGTTGACGTAGTCTATATGTATATCAAGGTTATCCCGAAGGATTGGAAAATTGGTAACTCAGAGTATCCTGAAAAGTGGCTTATTGCCTTAGCCAATGACTGTGTAGTTATTAAGGCCAAACCTCTTGGCCTCGATCATGACTTGTTTCCGATTGTTAGTTGTTCACCAGACTTTGATGGTTATAGTGCATTACCGCTTTCGCGGGTGGAGGTACTCTATGGACTACAAGGTACGTTGGATTGGCTATTTAATAGTCATATCAGTAATGTGCGTAAAGCTATTAATGACATGCTTGTTGTTGATCCCTACCTTGTTAATATTAATGATCTCAAGGATCCAAAGCCTGGCAAGCTCATTCGTATGCGGCGTCCGGCGTGGGGTAGAGGGATTGGCGATGCTGTTAAACAACTTAATGTAAATGATATAACGAGAGGAAACATAAGTGACAGTGCGTGGATAATTCAAGCTATGCAGAAAATGGGAGCTGCAGACGACCCAGCGATGGGATCACTTCGTCAAGGCGGTCCGGAAAGGTTGACAAAAGGTGAGTTTCAAGGGACTCAAGCTGGTGCAGCTTCAAGACTTGGGCGTATTGCAAGGGTCATTGGGTTACAAGCTATGCAAGACCTTGGCTATATGTTTGCTAGTCATATCCAGCAATTAATGACTCAGGAACTTTACACAACCACTACAGGGCGCTGGCAGGAAGTAATTACCTCACAGTATGGTCCAGAAGCTCAAAGAATGAAGGTAACACCATTTGATGTTCTGGTAGATTATGATGTTCTTGTGAGGGACGGTAGTGTACCTGGTGGTAACTTTAGCGATGTCTGGGTCCAGATGTTTAGTGTTCTGGCGAGTCATCCAGAATTGTCACAAACTTTTGATTTGACTCGAATCTTCAAGTACGTCGCTACTAATATGGGTGCTAAGAACGTAGACGAGTTTGTTCGTGTAAAGCCACAAATTATGCCTGATGAGCAAGTTCGGGATATGGCTCAGGCAGGAAATGCTGTTCCATTAGAGGAGGCTATGGGTGGAATATAAAAGCTCGTTAAGTGAGGTTGACTTCTTTATTGACTCGACAGTTTATGAGGATATGAGAGGTGATTTCGAAGATTGGTTGGAAGGTGCAAAAGAACAACTGGAGAAAGCTGAGGACATAAAGCAAGTTTATCGTAGACAAGGGAGAATCGACGTTCTACGTGATGTCCTTAATTGGGCTGAGAATTTGAGGGATGTCTTGGAAGAGGAATTAGACAACGATGACTATGTTCAATAATTGATCAAAGGAGGAGAAAAAGATGCCAGAGCAGGAAGTAACAGAACTTGATGATTTATTTGATGATTTAGAAGTAAGTGAACCTGAGCCGGAAGTAGATACCCCAGAGGAACCAGTAGTTGAGGAAGTTGTTGAAGAGCCTGAACCAGTGGTAAAAGAAGAACCCAAATCTAAACCTGAAGTTGTGAAGACTGAAGTTGTTGAAGAGTCTTTAGAAGAGAAGGGAGAACCTGAACCAGATGTTGAGGAAGAAACTCCTGATCTGGCAACTCAGAATGAGGCATTACTTGCTAGAATAGAGGAACTAAGTGGTCAAGTAATTATGGGAGTTCCTCCTCCTGTTATGGAGCCTTCAGAACCTGCTCAGCCAGCTGTAGTTGAAACACCTGCAAAGGTCGCTACAGACGAAGTAGCCAATTATCTTGAGGGTGTTTCGATAGAGGAATTGCTGGAAAGCCCTGAAAAGTTCAACACTGTATTGAACCAGGTGGCAACTACTTCCGCACAACGAGCTGAGAATGCTGCAGTGGAGCGAACATTAAGGTCAATCCCTGAATTAGTGGTCGGATATATTACTCGTCATTCAGCTATGAATCGAATGGTAGATGACTTTTATAAGGAAAATCCTGATCTTAGTAATGTAAAGAAGACAGTGGCAGCTGTGGCAAATGATCTTCATTCTAAGAATACTGATTGGACTGTGGAAAAAGTTTTCGGCGAAAGTGCCAAATCGACTAGGAAGCTTTTGGGCTTGAAGGAAAAGGCCCAAGAAATTGTTACATCTACAACTAAGAAGAAACCTGCCTTTGCAAAGCAGCGTGGAGCACGTGGAGGGGAGCCAAAGATTGATGGGCTTCAAAAGGAAATTAACGATCTTTTATCAGATAACTTTTAACGGAGGATTTTAAGATGGCTTTAGAAAGTGTACAGGAAAGAATTGCTGGCGATCAATATCCAGATGGATCTGCTGGAGGGACTTATCAGAGTGCAAAGTATGTTTTTACAGCTGCGGATATCACACTTAATATAAATCAGTCAGTTTGTGAGTGTGATACTACAGACAATACTATAGCCGTTACGCTTCCAAATGTGGAGGAAGCAGCAGGGAAGTTCTACTCAATTTCGCTTACAACCGATGTTGAGGACTTGACCGTTCAGGACCAGGATGAATCTCGTGATTGGACAGATATAGTCATGGATACGGTTGATGATTACGTTCTGTTGTATTCAGATGGACGAAAGTGGTTTATACTTGATAGTGAAATAGTACCATAAAATAAACTATTTAACCGGAGGTAAAAATTATGTGGAAAGGAGACTTTTTAAAGGCTGGTGTTGAAGCTAACGGCTTCGATATTAATGTCTATAGAGGAAATATCTATGCTCGTAATTTTCCTGGGAGTACCGGCGGATCTGTTGGGATGGTCTTTGGTGAGACTGCCCAGAACTGGTATGTTGATGGGAGTGTGACTGCTAGTGGTAATGGGGAAACTTGGAGTGAATCATTCAAGACCATTACCGAAGCACTTGCGGCTGTGGGCATTAATGATGTGATTTATATTGCTCCTTCGTCATATGATGAAGGTGCGGTATTAACTGTTGATACTGATGGAATTAGGATGGTTGGAGCTGGTGATTGGACTATTTATACATCATGGATTACCAATTCAACTGATCATCCACTTGTAAATGTTACTGCAGATAATGTAGTATTTGCAAATCTTGAACTTTATCAAACTGAGGCCAATGTAGGTATTACTGTTTCAGGTGTGGGCTTTAGAATGACTAACTGTAATGTTGATGGAACTGGAACCGGTACTAATGGGATTGTAATTGAGGCTCCTTGGAACCTAGTTGAGCATTGTACTATTTACAATTGGGTCACTAATGCAGTACTTTTAGATGATGATTATTGCACTATCAGTGGCAATATTATTGAAAGTATTGCAGGTGCTAATGCAATTAACTATAACAGTGGTACTGGTGATTTTACCAGAATTATCGGTAACATACTTCGTGGAGTTAATAGCACTGATACTGGCATTGTGCTAGCTGCCGGTACTACAGCTGATGAATTAACTATATCCTCGAACAACGTGGAGAACTTTGCCACGCCAGTAACAATTAATCTACCAACGCCTCTTTATGATGGTAACTTCTGGGGTAAGAATGATGCAGATTATCATTCAGTTGCCGGTAGTTATTTTGTGGACTCAGGGGTTGGAGCAACAGGTGATGGTCGATGCTGGATATCAGCTTATCAAACAATTCTTGAGGCAATTGCAGATGCAACGACCAGGAATGACACGATCTATGTGAAACCTGGAGATTATGATGAAGGTGGGGTAATAAACCTTACCACACAAGGTCTCCAGATAATTGGAATGGGGAATAAGAATGACTGGCAGAATAAGGCGATGGTCTGGGATGCAGGTGGTAATGCAGCCCATCTGATGACTATTAACAATCATGAGATCTTGATTGACAATCTGGCGTTCTCTTCAGTGGACAATGGCTACGACGCGATTAGGGTGGCAACCACAACCCCTGCGTATAAGGTTACGATTGAGAACTGTCGTTTCGATGGTTGGAGTGGTGAGCACGCGATTTATGCTGACAGTGTGCATGACTCTCCAGATCTTGTGATCAGAAATAACACTTTTAGGAGTTGGGATACTGCTGCGATTAGGGTTAATGTTACCCGTGCGCTGATTGAGGGGAATGTGATCATACTGGAAGGTGCAACTGTTGGAGTTATGCATGTACCTACTGGTGGTAACAGACCTGATACTACACTGCTTAATAACAATATCTTTGGTGTTATGAGTGGCGATACTGGTGTCCAGATTGTCGGAACCCCGACGGAAGCGCTCTTTCATATGAGTGGTAATCATGTTATAGGTTGTGTCACACCTGTAACATTGTCCAAGCATACCAACTGGTATGATGATAACTATTGGGGCAAGGAAGACTGGCGATACCATCCAGATGATGGTCGTGAGGCTGCTATTGCCCGTGGGGCTTATGGGAACATTTTCTATGTGGATCTTAACATGGCAGTTACAGGGCTTGACGGAAGGTGTTGGGCGTCAGCGTTTGACACTGTAGCTGCTGGCCTTCTTGCTGCTGATAATGATATAGCAGCCAATCGTAACTGGGCACATAGAAATACTGTCTATGCCATGCATGATGCTGAGTCTTTTGACCTCACATTAGCTGCCGAGAAAACTGACCTTGTTGGTCTTGGTAGTGATCTTAGTGGTTTCCCGACAATGAATCACTTTACTATCGGGGTAGCGGTCAACGGATTTAGAGTCTTTAATTATGGATTTATCCCAACTGGAACTACACCACTTATTTCAGTTCCAAGTGGTATGCAGGGATTTGAGCTTCATGATGTTACTGTTTATAAATCTGAGTCGTATGTTAACACTGCTGGCGTTTTGATTACTAATTGTCGTCAGTGGGTTATGGATAATGTCCGTATCAAGTCTGATGCTGGAGGGGCTAGAAATACATTAGGCCTTTCACTTGCCGGTGCTGACACTGGTGATGGACTTATGAAAAACTGCTACATTGAGGGTGTTGAAGCCGTTGATGTTGCAACTGGTTCAGTGAACACAGTGTTTAAGGATTCTGTGCTTGTGGCTACAGCGTTGTGTCTTGACGATAGTCCGAATCATGTTGCTAACATTAATATGAGGTTTATTTCAGATGCTGCTGCAGGTGGTGCAGCTGCACCTGGTAATCTGGATTGGGATCCTCGACAGTCTGCTGGTTGTTATCTGACTGCCGCAGCTACTGACGGGCCAATTCCTGTTGAGACACCTCATACTTAAACTAACCGGGAGCCTTCGGGCTCCCATAAACGAGGTAAATTATGCCTATTGAATTGAAATCTCGTGTGACTCCTCCAGTCCCTGCAGTTCCTGGGTCTACTACTTATGAGGGCCGAGGGACTTTCAATTGCATGGCTGGTGGAGAAGTTGAAATAATATGTGGAGGGATGGAGCAGTTCAGAGAAGAAACTCCTGAAGGAAAGATGTGGGAAGTTTCTATATCCCTTAGCATTGTCGAAACTGACAATTAAACTTTGGAGGTAAAAATATGCCTGAGGAAAAATTAACTGATCGACAGAAAGCAAGAGTCGCTCAAAGAAAGAAACGTCATGATGAGAAAATGAGAAAAGGCCGAGAAGGCTGATAAACACTTTTAACTGGAGGATATTAAAATGCCTGGATTTTTAGGAATGAGAGGCACTGATGATTGGGTAACTGATCAAAGGCCTGAAAATTGGAGACAAGGAATTCTGTATCGCTATCCGAATGGCAGTGCACCACTGACTGCTATTTTGAGTAAACTAAGAAATGAAAAAGTTGATGATCCGCGCTATCATTGGTGGACTAAAATACTGCAGCAGCAAAGTGCAACGATTGTCGCTAATGAGATCTTTACCGAGATAACACTTACTACTGCTTATTTGACTACTTATCCCGCTGCTGGGGCAGTTGTCGGGGTTACTGTTTATATTCAGATGACTGAGGCTAACTCTGATCAGTTTCGTGTGGGGCATCAGATTCTGTTGAGGGATTCTGATTACTACACAGTAGATGTCAATGGATTAGTTACGGCCGTGGTAAAGAATGGTGCAAATAGTTATCTGGCGGTAAGGCTGCTGGAAGCTGACGACAATGGTACTGTGTATGTAGATGGTAATCTTGGTACTGTTAATACAGTTCTAATCGTCGGTAACATGAACTCTGAGGGTGCTAGTATGCCTGATGCAATTAGTTATGATCCATTTGAGTGGGAGAATTACACCCAGATCTTTCGGACTCCCCTGGAAATCACTCGAACTGCACGTGCGACCACGCTTCGGACTGGTGATGCTTATAAGGAACTAAAGCGTGAGGCCTTGGAGATTCACTCCATCGAAATGGAGAAGGCCTTCCTGTGGAGTATTGCTACAAAGGGAACTGGAGCAAATGGTAAGCCAATGAGGACCACTATGGGCCTTGTACCTGCGATTAGGGGAGCTGGAACACCAGCTGGCGAAGCAAGTGGAACCGTAGATGACTTTTCCATAAATGCCACTTATCCTGGCCATACCTGGCTGGCAAGTGGCGAGGACTGGTTGGATGCAGAGCTTGAACTTATGTTCCGATATGGGCAGAGGGAAAAGCTGGCATTCTGTGGAAGTGGAGCACTTCTGGGAATTAACAGGCTGGTCAAGAATGTCGGCCAGTTCACGTTTACCCCGGCAACTAAAGCTTATGGAATCAAGGTAGTTGAGTGGGTTACTCCGTTCGGAATGATTAATCTTATAACCCATCCGCTATTTAGCTATGATGCTACGACTCGTAACTCGATGGTTATTTTCGAGCCCGCGAATCTGAAGTATCGCTTTATAACGGATACCACTTTTTACAGTGAGAAGGAAAAACAGAACACTGGGTGGTCAAGAACTGATGGGACAAAGGAGGAGTTTTTAACTGAGTGTGGACTTGAGTATCATCATCCTGCGGGTTGGGGATATCTCAATGGGGTAGGTATCGACAACACGCTATAGGCGGAAGTTATTGGCCTGGCATGGGAGGGTTTTACCTCCTTGTCCTTCCCATGCCGAACAACTATGATCAAAAAATGAACAAAGGAAATTAAAATGGATCTTCTGGAAGTTAGAGCCGAGTTTGTCAAGCGTAGTGGACGTTATGATCTAGTAGTCGACACAACTGATTGGGTTGATAATGGAGCGAATCTTTATATCAATTCAGGTCAGCGCTTTCTAGATCGTTTGGACACTGTTCCTAAGTCATGGGGCAGGAGATTTATAGAAGTAACATCTGGAGAGTATTATGTCACATTTCAGTTCTGTCGTGCTATTAAGGAAGCATGGGTGATGAACACAGAGGCACGGTCGAAACTGGACAAACAAGACATAAGTGATCTTCGAGAATTCTATGCTTCGCCAGTTGGAGAGCTTACTTCTGGAACTCCAGTTTATTATGCTCCTGCCGTGCTACGTCCTATACCAGACTCATTGACAGCTGCAGCATCAGAAGCAATAAGTGGATTTGACGACATATTGTTAACTTCGACTCACTATGAATATAACGGAGTGATATTTTATCCTCCTGCAGATGGAACTTATACGATCGAGGTATGGGGATTGTTCTATTCTCCATCACTTGACGACAATGATGATGAATCTTATTGGAGCATAACGCACCCAGAAGTTCTCTTAATGGCTGCAATGCACCAGTTGGAAATTGCTTATCGTAATACTGAAGGAGCTAAAGATTGGCTAGCAGCAATTAACTTGGAAGTAGGTGGAATTGGGAGAGATTTTGTGGAAGAACATATAGCCGAAGTATCACAAATGGAGGGATAAAATGGCTAGAATAAGCGGAACTTATCGTGAAACTCATATAGCAAATATAGCGGCGATGATCGTTTTGATTGATGCTCACTTGACGGCCGAGAATGCTAGAATGGTAGCATTAGGTGGAGCTGCAACTAGCATTACAGGGTCGCTTACACTTACAGTTACGGCAGAAGATGGAGCTAATGTATCTTATGATCATAAGATTACTATAACATTGAATTGTCCTAATCTGGCAGCACTAACTCCTGCAGCGTTGACTGCTGCACTTTCGGTGTTTGCCACTGCCATAGAAACCGAGTCAAGTTTTACTACTGTGACAGAAGTTTCTGTAGGTATGAATACTGTAATGACTAATTAGAGGTTGTTATGAGAAAAAATGTAATTAAAGGTAGTACGACAGCTGAGAAGTTTACCTCGATTGAGGGTATACTTAATGCCTATAGACGGCATCTTAATAGGTATGTTATCGGTGCCTTGCCGCCAATACCGGTATTTGACTTTATTAGCAGGCCTGACGAGAATGGTGTTATTCTTAGAAGAATGTTTCCTGGAAAAGGAGTGATTTCCAAGGGAGCTATGTATATAGAGGAATATACTGATCCTGGAAAAGATATCAAGATTAATGTAAGAGCTGATGGGCCTCTCGGTGGACAAGATGTTAAGTTTACAACTCATCAGCAGATGGTTACAATTAATCCTAATTTGGTAGTTGATGTAGGTTATCGTATAACTATCTCAGTCGATCCGACTGATTCAATTAAGAATATTTGGATCTCGTTTTTGTATGAGGTTGGGTTTAAAGAAATGGTGAAGGAGAAATTCCTGCTTGATGAGCTTCTATTGTTGATGGAGAAGAGTGATGCCGAAGAAGATGAAGAGAGCACTGAAGAAACAGGCTAAGAAGAAAGGCTTAAAGGGTAAGCGAGCTGATGCTTATGTTTACGGTACGTTGAACAAGGCGAAAAAGAAATGAGAGAATTTGAATCTACTTTTGAAGAGGGATTGAAAAAGGGATTGAGACGAGAAGAATTTTCGCCAGCAAAAGAACAACAGTTGGTGGAGTGCTGGAACTTACGTCCACAACCTACTGGATTACAGCCGATAGTTAGTATTACAAATCCCTTTGATGAAACAATCTCATGGCCGTGGCCTCAGGTTATGGCAGGTATGAATTTTCGATTACTTGCTGACGAGACAGAGATCTATACCTGTGATGGTTCTTGGGCTACGACTAGTGTGATTGATACTTTAACAACTGGTGATTGCTGGGATTGGGCAGACTTCGGTGACTTCATCTTAATGACCAATGGCAGCCAAATTGTTCAGCGTTATGGATTTACAGGTGTATGGAGTAGTTTTGCCAGTACCGCTGCTATTCCTGCTATGAAGACAATTTGTAATTTCAAGGGCCAAGTAATAGCGGGAAATATATCTTCATGGCACGACTGTGATTCAAACTATGTCGCTTGGAGTGACATTGGCAGTGCTACATTTGAGCCGGAGAGTTTAAAGAACGAAGCAGGTTATGCCATCATGCCTTTTAATGGCGAGGTTTTGAGAGTATTACCGCTTGGCGATGTAGTGATAATTTACTGCGAAAATGGCGTAGCTGTGATGAAGCCTGCCAAACAATACTTTGGAATTGCCGAGTTGCTCCCTGTAGGAATTCCTTGGAAGGGAGCAGTAGGTAGCAGCGATAAGGGACATACTTTTGTAGATTATAATGGCGAACTGTGGTTTCTAGGTTCTGATTTGAAACCAAAGAAGCTTGGTTACCAAGAATATATTTCGACCTTAAGTGCCGGCGATATTATGATATCTTGCAACGACGGAGAAAATGAGTATTATATTAGTGACGGGACTTACTGTTTTTTACTAACAAGGCAGGGATTATGCCAGGTCCATCAACTGCCAACATCAGTGGCCTTTATTGATGGACAGTTGACTGGTGTCTTCACTGCAGGTAGTGATCTGACAGGAAGGGCGGTGACAGATATTCTCGACTTTGGAATTAGGTCGTTTAAAACTATTTCGGCACTCGAACTCGGTATTCAATCCTCTAGTAGCGTCCAAGCCTGTGTTGATTGGAGAAGTGATATCAACGGGACATTCCAGCGCTCAACATGGCTTGAATCTAACCCTACAGGATTTGTCACGCCTATTGTCACAGCAAACGATTTCAGATTGTGTGTTAGATCATCCTCATACAGTGACATGCAACTAAGACATATTGTTGCAAGAGTTAAGAATGTTGACAGAAGGGCGATGAGAGGAGTTCCAGTTAGAGGTGCTGGTTTAAGGAGGTAATATGCTATTACAGTTAATGCCAGAGGCAGTTTCCAGGGGCTGGCATGAAGTGAAACCCCATGTTATAAAAGCATTAGATAATCCAGATGAAGATACAATGACTACAGTTCTAACTAATGTTTTAGCTGGACATATCCAGGTTTGGATTAGCTATGATGAACAAGATGAACAGAGAATTCCAAATGCTATAGCATTGACTAGAGTTCAGATTTGTGAATTTACTGGTCGAAAAACTTTGTTGCTTTATTCTGTTACGAGAATTCAGAGTATTAGTAAGGAAGTTACTGATCGAATGTGGATGGAAGCTTTTATAGCAACTTCGAAATACGCAATAGCTCGAGGTTGTGTTGGCCTTGTGGCAATAACTGAATTGGACTATCTTGCGGATAAGGCTAGAAACCTTGGGGTCGATACCAAGGTAAAATATCTTATTGATATTCCGTTAGGGGGTTAAGGTGAGTGGATCAAGTGGTGGTGGTGGCGGAGGTAGTGGGGCAGTTGAATGGCCGCAGTATTTAGAGGATACTCATACAGACTGGTTGGATGATTCAGGGGATGTTGATATAGTTAAAGATATGACTACGGTTATAAATGTAGCTCAAGGTAATGTAGTTTGGGCCAATGCAGTTGCTTATCAAGGTATTGGTGAAATTAATGTTATAGCAACATATTTACTGGAATTCTGGAATCTTGTAGAATCATTTCAGGCCGTTACCTGGAAGGAAGATGCAACTGAGGGTGCCGGAGTCTGGGCTGATATTTATAATGGCCTTGGAGTAGATAGTGGTTATTTTGATCCAGATCCTTCGGCTGCTATTCGTATTATCGGTAGTTGGGAGAGGCCTAAATGGACCCGTTTTAATCCTATTGGTTATGAAAAAGCCGTAGATGACTGGATAGATCCAAGTCCAGATGCTTCAGAAGATATAACTGATAACTTAGCTGGTGATACCGAGATATCCGCCGATGTAGCTGCGTTTGGAGATGTGCAGGATGATAGGTATAACACGGATGTCTTAGCAAGATTCAATGCTGGAGCAAGGGACATAGGTGCTGTTATGTCTTCTACCTTTACAGTAGGCCATGCTATTATGGAAGGAATGAATTCTAGGGATGTGGCCAAGTACCAAGGTGAAGTGAGGACTAAAGCATTCTTGCAACGTGACAACTTGTTAGGTCAGGCCTATATGCAAGATGACAAAATTATAGCTGCTTCTCAGTTGGAAGAAAGTAGAACAGTTGGAGTACTTATGAATGACAGAGATAAGATTCTGGGAGCTGGTTTTGATGCAGAGAACAAATCCTGGGCGGCAAGTATAGATTCTAAAAACAAGGCTCTTTCTGGAGCTCATATCGAGGCTGATAGAATTGATGCTAGGAATAGCGAGGTTCGAAATCTAATAAAAATTGATTTATTCAAAAGTGCATTAGATACATCGCTTCGAGGTGCAGATGCTATTCTTAGGTTGAACCAAATAAAGAATGAATATAAGAAGCTCGTTACTCAGTTCATGGTTGATTCAGCTAGGATTACATATGTTATAAACAAAGAAGCTGAGCAGATGCAAACTACCTATGATATAAATGACGAGAAGTGGCAGTTGGAGGTATTTCAATATGGGGCTAACTTACTTGCTGCAGTAAGTGGCGGTACAGGTTACTCAGGAGCTCCAACTGTTGCGCAATCAGTACTTGGTGGAGCGTTTGCTGGAGCGGCAGTAGGAACAAGATTGAGTCCTACACCTGCCGGAGCTGTAGGTGGGGCACTTCTAGGTGGCCTTGGTGGATATTTGATGGGTCAATAACTTTGTTCAAAAAAATGAACATAGGATTATAATGCTTAAGACGCAAGAAGGTATAGAAGAAATAATGGGACGTTGTTACGGGAGTACTAAGGTTTCTGCCAAGGTACTATTCCCTGAGCGTTTCGATCTACCATTTTCAACACTCCATGATGAGATATTCAGAATCCTAGATGATAACACAATTAAGCAGGCGGTAATAGCTGCGCCACGAGGCTTTGGTAAAACTTCACTTTGCACTATTGCCCATCCTGCTAAACGGATCCTGTTTAAAGAAAAGAAATTCATTGTACCGATTAGTGCAACTGCGACTAACGCCGTGACTCAAGGTGAGAACTTAAAACGGGAGTTGATGTACAATCCTGTGATTAGGGAACTTTTCGGCTCAATGAAGAGTGAGTCATTCTCCAGAGATCAATGGATTACTGCAAGTGGAACTATGGTCATGCCTAGGGGTGCTGGCCAGCAAGTGCGTGGTAATCTGTTCAACAGATATCGACCTGACTTGATTATAGCAGATGACTTAGAGAATTCTGAAAGTGTAATGAGTGAGGATCAAAGGAAGAAGTTAAAGGACTGGTGGTTTTCGGATGTTTGTAACTCCATTGATCGGGCTAAGGACAACTGGAAAATCATAGTAATTGGCACAGTTCTACACGAGGATTCGTTATTGATTAACTTACTCGAAGATCCCTCATGGCATAGTGTTCAATTAAGTATTTGTGATGATAACTATCACTCGACCTGGCCTGATTTTATGAGTGACGAAGATGTTATGAAGCTTAGAGATGAACATGCTAATCGTGGCCAGTTAGATATGTTTTATAGAGAGTATAGAAACATACCGGTGTCGACTGAAGATGCTACGTTTAGACCTGAATATTTCCAGTATTATGAAGAGCCAGATCTGGTTAACGAAAAGAATATTGAATCGGTAGTAATTGTGGACCCTGCGAAAACTGTAAAGATGCATTCGGCTGAGAGTGCATCTTTACAG